ATGTGTCCGATCCTGCGTGAGCACCCCAACCGATTCAACGCCATCCTAGACTTCGCGTACAACACGGGTCTAGGCAGGCTTCAGACTTCGACCCTGCGCCGCTGCATCAACGCTCAAGACTGGATCGGCGCAATCGAACAGCTCAACAGATGGATTCGCGGCGGGGGCAAAGTGCTCCCCGGTTTGGTCGCCCGTCGCGCAGCAGAATCGCAGCTCATCAGGTAAAGCACCATGGCACCAGCACCGCAATCGGCAATTAATCACGAAATGACATCCCTTGGTGCATCAAATTGCACCGACGCGCTCACACAATACCGCATCAACATGCTCGAAAGCACACTCGAAGCGGTGAAAGAGAACCTCATCAAACTGGCGCAGCTTGAGCAGAAGCACCTCGAAACGAAGGAAAGCTTGACTCGCGCCTTCGACTCCATGAATGATTTGAACAAGCGCTTGCAGAATGTTGAATCAGAGATGCCAACGCTCAAGCTTGTGCGCGGGTGGGTCATCGCCGCTGTGCTGGGGATTGTCAGCCTGTTAGGCGTGGCCATCTTCAAACTGTTCACGCTTTCGGTGTGATGGACGACCAAACCGAGTCATTCAAACCGACTCGCCGCAACGGCGGACCCGCTCGCGGACCAGCCCGCGGATCGGTCAAGGGCAAGCCTGCCGAACTGCGCAACAGCAATCGAACGCCAGAAGGACTCACGGTCGAGCAGGAAGCGTATGCCCGGGCGCGCGCCATGGGCATGAGCGTCGTAGAAGCCTCGGTTGCGGTAGGCATCCATCGCACTGGCGGCGCCAAGTGGGAAAAGGACAATCAGAAGGTCAAAGACCGCATCATCCAGCTATCCCATATCGCCACCTCCAACGCGATCCTCAAGACGGGACTGAACCGAGAGTGGGTGCTAAGCCGGCTTATGTCGGTGGTCGAGCGCTGTATGCAGGCCGAGCCGGTCACGGATGCCAAGGGCGAGCCCACCGGCGAGTACCGTTTCGACGCCTCGGGCGCCAACCAAGCGCTGCGGATGCTTGGCGACACCATGGGCATGTTCAAGCCACCAGAGAAAAAGGACGATGAATTTGCAACCCTCAGCGACTCCGATCTTGTCCGAATCGCTCAAGAGCTTGCCTCCCAAACTGGCCTACTTGAAGGTCCTTCAGGAGATCAAGCGCAGGCAGGATCGGGACAAGTTATCGAGGTACAAGCCATATCCCAAACAGGCTGAATTTCATAGTCGCGGGGCGACGCATAGAGAACGCCTGTTCCGCGCTGGCAACCAATGCCTTAGTCCGTGGTCCTTTGTTGAAACGGCAGAAGCCACGGCCCTGAGCGCCATAGCTTTCTTCGAGAAAGGTGTGCGTGTTCGTTCGTGGGCTGGTGAATACGAATGTGATGCTCCACTGCTAAACGGGTTTGTGAAGGGCATTGAGCCAGCGTTTCGTTTAGTGACGGCACAGGGTCGCTTTGTCGATTGCTCGTCCAGTCACCGAATATTGACCGAACACGGCTATATTTCTCTCGACCAGTTAATGTCGCTTTCAAGTGGTCTGCGTTTTTGGGGAAAACTCGAAGATTGGCAGGCCAGTTGTGTTGAGTGTGGCTATCTATGTGATCCACAACTTCCGATTCATCAAGATAGCGCCCTAGCATCACTTCAGCTACCAAACGATGCTCTGCAACGTACCCTGTCCTTCTCGCGTACGGATGCAGAGGCACGAACACAGCAATGTACCAATGCTTTTCAAGCATTCGACCGCCTGCCCACCGCTGACAATGACCATGCGCTGCGCGCGGCCCTGTTCGCATCGTTTGCAGGCCCAGCGATGCACACAGACGTTCTACCGTTGTCAAATGCACACCAAGCTCTGCGGCAATTTGCGCTTGCGTCATACGCAGGACTTCAACCATGTGACGGACCCTATCCGCCTGGGGTAACAGCGCCTTGCCCCGCATCGTCACCGGCCGAATGCCGCGGCGCTGCAAATACGCCTGCACAGTGTGCTTTGACACTCCCAGCTTTTGTGCAATCTCTTGACGCTCTAAGCCTTGGGCATTCCACCGCAGCATTTGTTCGTGATGACCGGCAAGCGGCGATATTCTTCCCACAATCTTCCCCTAAGCTAGTCGGCAATAGTGAGATTATAGCAATCCTGCCTATTGGTTTCCAGCCGATAGTAGACGCTCAAGTGCCAGACACGCACAACTACAAAGCGGCAGGGATATACCACCACAACTGCGGCAAGACGTGGAGCAGTGCCTACGAGATTGCCATGCACCTCACCGGGCTTTATCCAGAATGGTGGCGTGGCAAGCGCTGGAATCGGGGTGTGACGGGCTGGGCGCTGGGCGAATCCATGGAATCGACCCGCGACACCCTGCAACGCTTAGTTCTGGGCCGGCCTGGGGAGTGGGGCACTGGCACCATCCCCGAGAAACTCATCATTGAGATCAAACGCGCGCAGGGTGTTGCCGACTCGGTGGACGCTGTTTTCGTCAAGCACGTGAGCGGCTTGGTATCGCGCCTGTACTTCAAGAGTTACGAAAAGGGCCGATCCAAGCTCCAAGGCGAGACGCTGGACTTCGCCGCACTGGACGAGGAACCGCCAAGTGATATTTACACCGAGGTGCTGACCCGGACCAACGCGACCAAGGGGATTGTGTGGATCACCTTCACCCCGTTGCTTGGTATGTCCGAGGTCGTGCGCTTGTTCTTGCAAAACCCGACGCCCGACCGGTCAGATACCAACATGACTATTGAAGATGTTGGCCACTACAGCGAGGAAGACCGGCAGCGCATCATTGCCTCATACCCGGAACACGAGCGTGAAGCACGGGCCAAGGGCGTGCCCATCTTGGGCAGTGGGCGCGTGTGGCCGATTGCCGAAAGCGCCATCAGTGTCGATCCGTTCCCCATTCCAGACCATTGGCCGATCATTTGTGGGGTGGACTTCGGCATCGACCACCCGAGCGCGGGGGCTTGGCTGGCTTGGGACCGCGACACCGACACGGTGTACGTGTACGACACCTACCGGGTTAGCAACGAAACCCCGGCGCAGATTGTCCCGAGGATCAAACAGCGTGGCGACTGGGTGCCGGTGGCTTGGCCGGCGGACGGTTTGCAACGGTCCAAGGGTGACGGCATCCAGTTGGCCGAGCAGTACCGTGCGCACGGCGCCAAGATGCTGCACGAATACGCGCAGCTCCCGGAAACGGGCGACGAGGAAGGCAAAAAGACCAGCCGCACCAGTGTCGAAGCAGGTGTGACGCTCATGTTCGACGACATGAAGCGTGGCAAGTTCAAGGTGTTCCGGGGGCTGGAGGACTGGTTCGCGGAGTTCCGCCTGTACCACCGCAAGGACGGGCTTATCGTCAAGCTGCAAGACGACCTGTTGTCCGCCACCCGGTACGCCTATGTCATGAAACGGTACGCATCGACCCCGCCAGACCCCCAAACCACCATGATTAACCCGCGAAGGGACCATAACTGGCGTGTCTGACCAAAGGTCAAATAGCCGCCGCGCGTCCAAAATACCCTTGGCGGATAGCACCCGGACTTAGGCCCATGATTGGCAACATTCAGTTGAACAGCGAAGCCATAGAGCGCGACAGCGAAGGCTACCCAGGCGCCAACGCTGGCGGGCCGACTATGGCCAAGCAGTATCAGCATGATGACAAGCCAACGGGCAATGTCGTGATTGGGGAAGCGCCCACCGACACTCAGTCCCCCGGTCAGATACCCGACGACCTTGAGAACTCTGCGCTGCCACGTGCTCAGGTGGAGATGTTCCTGCGCGAGATTAAGCATCAGCCTCACTGGAGGCGCGAAGCTGACCGGGCCGCCGACTTCTACGATGGCAACCAGCTCTCCCCAGAGGATGTGGAAACCCTCAAGGACCGCGGCCAGCCCCCACTCATTACCAACATTATCAAGCCGACCGTGGACACGGTGCTTGGCATCGAGGCCAAGTCACGTAGCGATTGGGTCGTGCGGCAAGAAGATGATGACGAGTGCGAGGACGAAATGGCCCAGGCGCTCTCGGTCAAGCTCAAGCACGCCGAGATTGAGTCACGGGCCGACCGCGCTGTGTCCGACGCCTACGCCGGCCAACTCAAGGCGGGGCTGGGCTGGGTCGAGGTGGCACGGGAGCATGACCCGTTCAAGTGCCCCTATCGTGTGCGCTACGTGCATCGCCGGGAGATTTTCTGGGACTGGCGGGCCGAGCAGCCCGACTTGTCGGACGCCCGTTACCTGATTCGCCGCCGCTGGCTGGAGCTTGAGCACGCCATCGCGCTGATGCCGCAGTACGCGAGCCTGTTTCGCATGACCACGGGCGGGTGGGCTGGGTTCGATCCCTTGTTGGAGCAGGACAGCCGCTTGGTGCAGTCGTGGGAAATTGAGCGCGACACCCGGATCGCCGCGGTGGATTGGCGCGACATTCAACGGATGCGCATTTGCCTGTACGAGATTTGGTATCGTAAGTGGGTGCGCGGGTACGTGATGACCTTGCCCAACGGCACCACGATGGAAGCCGACTTCGACAACCCGCGCCACAACGAGGCCATCGTTTCCGGAATTGCCACGATCAAGCAAGCCACTTTCCAGAAAGTCCGACTGGCTTGGTACACGGGGCCGCACTTCTTGTATGACGTGCCGAGCCCGTACAAGCATGGCCATTTTCCTTACGTGCCCTTCTTCGGCTACCGCGAGGATCTGACCAACGTGCCCTATGGCCTGATCCGGGCCATGATTTCTCCGCAGCAAGAGATCAACGCGCGCAAGTCCAAGATGCTGTGGAGTCTGAACAGCCGGCGCGTGGTGGCCGATTCTGATGCGGTGCTGGACCACAGCCGCACCATGCAGGAGGTGGCGCGGCCCGATGCTTACGTGATCCTGAACGCCAACCGCAAGCCTAACAGCACTTTCCGGGTCGAGCCCGGCGCGGACTTGGCGGCGCAGCAGTTCCAGGTCATGCAAGAGGCCAAGCAGGAAATATCCGAGGCTTCGGGCATCCACAAGTCAATGCAGGGCCAGCAGTCGGGCGCCACGTCCGGGCTGGCCATCAACTCGCTGGTCGAGCAGGGCTTGAATACCCTGGCCGAGATTAACGACAACTTCCGCTATTCCCGCCGGCTGGTGGGCGAAATGTTGTTTGAATTGGTCAAGCAAAACCTGATGCAAGGCCCGGTCAAGGTCAAGATTGGCGAGGGCAAGCAGCAGAAGGTGATTGTGCTCAACGCCAAGGCGCAAGACCCCGAGACAGGGGAAATGGTCACGATCAACGACGTGGCCAAGGTCAAGGCTAAGGTGGTGCTGGACGATGTGCCGAGCACGCCGACCTACCGGATGCAGCAATTGCAGATGCTCACCGAAATCACCAAGAGCCTGCCGCCGCAGCTTCAGGGCTTTGTGATCGACTTTGTGATCGAGGCCACGGACCTGCCCAGCCGGCACGAGCTTGCTGACCGGTTGCGCGCCGCGGTGGGCATCCAAGACCCCGAGCAGCAGCAGGCCCAGGCCGAGGCGCAGCAGCAGGCCCAGGCTATGCAGCAAGACATTGCGCAGAAGACCTTCGTGCTGGACGCGGCCGAGCGTGCGGCCCGTATTCGCAAGATCAACGCCGAGGCCGAGAAGGCGATGGCCGAAACGCGGCGGGCCAAGTTCGAGCCCATTGTGCGCACGCCTCAGGTGGACGTGTCCGCCCCGAATATTTCCCCGTAGAGATCCAATATGGCAGCAAAAGAGGCTGGAATGTTAGTGGGCGTGTGGTTTCTCGCCCGCGAGCTGGCCCATCGTGAGCACCTTAGCGCGACCAGATACTCGCGCCACGTGGCCTTGGAGGAGTTCTACACGGGGATTACCGAGCTTGCCGACAAGTTCACCGAGACATGGCAGGGGCGCAATCGGCAATTGTTGTCCATTCCGTTGACGAGCAACAAAGGCGACATGGAGATACTTGCCTTGCTTGATGCGCAAAGCGACTACATAGGCGAAAACCGTTACAAGGCAGTGCCCAAGGAGGACACGTGCCTGCAAAACATCATTGACGAGATCGAAGGGCTGTACGCCAGGACGATCTACAAACTAACGTTTCTGGCCTGAGCGGCCGCAAGGGGACATTCATGTGGCAGGATAAAAAGGTTCAGTTGCCAGACAGCCGGATCGCTGATGGCGTGGTTGCGGTCAATCCGACCACGGGGGAACCGTACTCGACGGCAACCGGCGGGCTCCCAGTCTCGATTGTCGGCACCGGTGGCTCTGAGTATCAACGAATAAATGTCGAGCCCCTTGGCGTTCCTGGAGTGGCAAGGCAATTGACGGCAGGCGCGGCCAGTGCCAACACAGCGCTTACCGTTGGTGTGGCCCGTATCAGCATGTACGCGAGAAACGCTGACATTCGCTACGTGGTCGGAAGCACCTCTCAGACAGCCAGCGCAACAAGCCATTTTATTGCCGCCGGCGAGCGTTTGGACATTGACGTCCCGGCCACTCCAAACATTGCCGTGATCCGGGCCGGAACTTCGGACGGTACACTTGAAGTGACGGAGTTGTCGTGAGACTCCGGGCTACTCGGCTAGCGGGTATTTCTCAGGGGTCGCGTGGGTCACGCTGGACCCCTGCCCAGCTTGGCTCGTCGGTCGTGTCGATGTGGTTTGACGCGGCTGATGCCGGCACTATCACGCTTAATGGCTCGACTGTTGCGCAATGGGATGACAAAAGCGGCAATAGTAAGCACGCTGTGCAAGCGACTGCTGCAAGTCAGCCCACGTACATTGCGTCCGATCCAATCCTGTACAACAAGCCCACGGTTAACGTCCCCGTCGATGCTGGCTTGATTGGTTTAACGACGCCGAGTGCTGCATATCAAGAGGTCTATTGTGTTGGGTATTACGGCGACGGGGCTGAGACACTGTCGACCAATATAAACACTATTTTTTCTGGCCCTGGTGGTTTTAACTACGAGCGAGTTATTGTAGTCGTCGGGACGGCTACAATGCTTGCTTATATCGACGGGGCCAACTTCACGGGCACCGTATACAAAAACGGCAGCCCGGTAGGTACAAATGCGTTACTTCCATTGCCGCCAACGTCAATGAGATTCCGGCGCGATAGTCTCGCGGACGTTATTCAATCAACAAACCTCCAATATTCTCCACTGTCGAGCATTCGTAATTTTCGCGGCTCTGTAAGTGAGTGGATATTTGTCAGCGGCTCGATCTCTACTCAAGACCGGCAACGAATCGAAGGTTATCTGGCGTGGAAGTGGGGTGGGTTATGAGCATGGAACTAGTGAGGCAATTGCCATACGGCCATCCATACCGCTGGGATGGCACTTTGTTTGGTGGACCAAAGTTGTGGCGACCAAGCAATTTAGGGTCGGCGCTTGCGTTATGGCTTGACGCAGAGGATGCCGGCACGATCACGCTCAATGGCTCGACGGTCAGCCAGTGGTCGGACAAAAGCGGCGGCAGCAACCACGCTACTCAGCCGACGGCAGCAAGCCAACCAACCTACAGCACAACAGGGCTCAGCGGTAAGCCATGTGTCTTATTCGATAACGACTTTTTCACAATACCCTCAACAGGCACATTGGGAATCAACACCCTGGCCGGGTATGACGCGTTATTCGTGGCTAGAGTTACTTCAAGCAACCCATGTTTTTTATATTCTTCCGGGTTGGAGTCTTACGAAGCGCACACCGCTGGCTCTGCATTTTTGAGGACAATTTACAACGCATCTCCTTATGCCGACGCAATTATAGGCGGAACTACTGGCGCGGCTCTTTATCAATCTCACTGCTCGCCAAGTTCTGGGCAAATAGACGCCGCGTCAAGGATAAACGGAGTTCTAGGGACGCCAGTGTTAAGGCCGCTAAATGCCGCCGATGCAAGCATCAAAATCGGTTCCCGACATGATTACTCGTTTATGTTTGCAGGCGATATAGCCGAAATCGTATTTACGAGGTCTGCCGTTGCCACAGCCGACCGCCAGAGACTAGAAGGCTACTTAGCATGGAAGTGGGCCTTAGAAGGTTCGCTGCCATCCGGGCACCCGTATAAAAACACACCCCCGACCGTGTAGGTAATTTTATGATGTACTTAGTATTTGGCACGTTAGAACAAGCTGAAGCGGCGCTCGAGAAGATCTATCAGAACATGATCTTTGGTGTTGAGTCTCCGGACCTGTTAAATGTTGAGACTGGATCGACTGTGGACAAGGATCAGTTGCCCGCCGATCAAGCTGTCAAAGTGAATGCGGGTAACCGGCGTTACCCCATATTTGGGAAGAATGCAGCCACGCAACAACTCGACACCGTAAGCGGTTACACAACCGCATGGGCGGTGCCGCAGCAGCGTGTGACGGATTCCAAGTCTGTGTTCCCGAAGCCATCCGACGCCCTTATGGCTGGCGTGACAGGCTTTGTGGAGGAGGAATACAACCCGGACTGGTTTCCGCCGCCACTTGAAATGCAAGCCTGAACAGAGAGCCCGCTTCGGCGGGTTTTTTGTTGCCCAAAACAGTCAAATTGCTGCACTCGGTTTAGATTCGCCATACCTGTAAGGCCGTTTTCCCCGTCATGGGTTATTGGCACGACCAATCAGGATTTCCGCAAGCCAACGCGATAAGTGGAGTGAAGCAATGGATTTGAACCTTGACGCAAGCAACCTTTCGAGTAATCCCGAGGACTTGATGAAAGTCTTTGAGCAGCTTGAAGCCGGCGGCGAACCCAAAGCCCCCGAGCCCCAGGCGGACGAGTCAAAGGGCGCTGAAGTCAAGAATGACCCGAAGAACGAGGACGATCAGAAAGCCGGGCAAGGTCAGTCTGAGCCGGAGAGCGAGCCGCAAGGCATCGCCACCAAGGACGGAAAGCACGTCATTCCGTACTCGGTGCTCAAGAGCGAACGCGACCGCGCGTCACGGGCCGAGCAATTGGCCAATGAAATGCGGGAGCGAGTGGAGGCGCTTGAGGCAGCGGTTAAGGCAGCCAGTCAAGGGGCGAACAATGGTGAGAGCGCCCGCACCGATGCCAGTGAGCAGACTGTTAGCGACCTATCGTCGGACGACTTGGAAGCTCTGAAAGAGGACTTTCCTACGGTTTACAAGGCGGTGCAGGCGGCCATGGCGAAAGCCGCGCAGCTTGAAGCCAAGTTGCAACCGGTAGAGGAAAGCGTGCGCAGTGCCGAGGCTGAGCAAGCGCGATCCGCAACGGAAACGGTGCAGGACGCGATTGATGCGGTGCCCAAGCTGGCGCATATCCAGGCGACTAACGCCGAGGCGTTTGAGTTGGCGAAGCAGTTCGACGCCACGCTCAAGACGCAAAGCGCGTGGGCTGGCAAACCTTTGCAAGAGCGATTCGCCAAAGTTGCCGAAATGGTAGAAGCCGCGCTGGGTCCAATTGATCTTCCGGGTGGTAAGTCCACTTCACCAAGTGCCGAGGAATTGAAAGCCGCAGCCAAGGCAAAAGCCGATGCCGCGGTGAAAGCAGGGCGGACCAATGTGCCGACTTCGCTTTCCGAGTTCCCGGTTGGCCAGCACGTAGCGCAGGATGAACGAGAAGCCGCAGAGAGCATGACCGCCCTGCAATTGGCCGAGAAGTTCGCCGCGATGACGCCTGACCAAATGGATGCGTATTTCCGAACACTTTAACCATTACGAGGATTAGAAAATGGCTACCAATGTGCCAGTCGGCTCCGCCCTAGCGCGGAAAATCTATTCCGTGGGGTTGTTTACCCGCGTGCAGCATGCCCCCGGCTTCATGAATCTTCTCTCGGGTGAAATGCCCAAGGAAGGCTCGTTTGCCGCCAAGACCAAGGGCCAAACCAGCCCCGACTACCCCATCGTCAAGGCCGGTGATCTGGCCAAAGGCGCGGGCGATACGGTCAGCATCGACCTGTTCAACATCCTGCAAGGCAAACCGGTGATGGGTGACACCCGCATCGAGGGCCGCATGATGCAGCTCACGTACTCCAGCATGGACGTGCGGATTGACCAAGTGCGGGGCGGTGCTGACTCGGGCGGCCGGATGACCCAAAAGCGCACGGTGCACAACCTGCGCAACATCAGCATGGCCGGCCTTCAGTCCTGGATGCAGCGCCTTGAGGATCAAACCGCGCTGGTGCAATTGGCCGGTGCCCGTGGCACGCAAAGCACCTCGGATTGGGTTGTGCCCCTGGCCAGCGACCCGGACTTTGCCAGCATCATGGTCAACAGCGTCAAAGCCCCGACCAAGAATCGCCAGTTCTACGCCAACGACGCCACGCTGCCTAGTGACATTGGGACCAACGATGCGCTTACCCTGCAAGATATTGACCGCGTTGTGGCTCAACTGCGCGAGTCCCCGGTGGTCATGCAGTCGGTCAAGATCAAGGGCGATGACCGCGCCTGGAATGATCCGCTGTGGGTGATGTTTGTCACCGAGCGTCAGTGGCTGTACCTGCAAGCGCGGACCAGCCAGACCACGTGGCGTCAGGCTGTGCAGTACGCCTTCGAGCGTAAATCGTCGGGCGTTAAGCACCCGCTGTTCGATGCCTACGAAACGATCATGTGGAACGGCGTGCTCATCAAGCGCATGAACCGTTACGCAATCCGTTTCAACACCGGCACCAGCGTGACCTACGACACGGGCGGCGCGGACGGCGGCACCTACACGGAAGCCAACGCGACCACCGCTCAGCCGGTTGATCGCGCCATCATCGTGGGTGCCCAGGCTCTTGCCAAGGCTTACGGCAAGTCGGCCTCCGACTACTTCTACGATTGGTCGGAGAAGGAAGTGGACCACGGCAATAGCATCGAAACCGTGTGCGCGTCGATGTGCGGCTCTGCGAAGATCCGCTTCAAGATCGACGACGCCGACACCGACTTCGGTGTTGCGGTTCTGGACAGCTACGCGCCGGACCCCGCGTCCGCTGCTGGCCGCACCCTGCTTGGCTCGTAATTGATGGGGGCTTTGCCCCCTTCTAAAACTATTTGGAGATTCAAAAATGGCAACTCTCAATGCCCCTTCGCTGCAAGACGTTGTGTACAGCGGCCCTTGCCCGCTGGCCAACGCTCACGGCTACATGACGCTTGCAGCCGTCCCCGCGGCCGACAAGATCCGTTTGAACCGGGTTTACGCCGGCACCAAGATTTACGACGTGCGGATGGTCAACGCTGCTTTGGGCGCCAGCACCACCGTGTCGCTTGGCTTCGAGTACGTCAACGGGGAAGCTGGCGGCGGCGCCACGGCCCTGCTGGCTGCGACCTCGACCTCTGCCGCGGCCTCCACCCGGCAGGGCGCCATCGCCCCGATTACGCTGGCGTATGACGCCTATATCACCGCCACGGTAGGCGGCGGCACGGCAACCGGCCAGCTTGATGTGATTACTACCTTCGAGTTTGAAGGCAAGTAAGTAGGGTGCTCCTGTCTGAGTAGGTTTAGGGGCGGCGCTGTGTCGCCCCTTTTTTTAGAGATTGAGACATGGCAAAGCTAATTGCAGTGCGGTACGTCGGCAACAAACTGGCCGCGTACGACAACGTGGCCCGCTCTGGCGTTACCTGGAATGGCAAAGGCGACGTTCAGTACGTCAGCGACGCCCAGGCAAGGGCTTTGATTAAGTACCCGGATCAGTGGGTGCTGGCCGATGCCGGCGACCAAGCGGCAGTGATGGCCCCGGTGTCGATTCAAGTCACGGACGAGGATGGGGAGTCGGTGTCGATTGACCCTGACGACCTGGGCAAGCCGCTGGAAAAAATGAGCAAGGCGGAGCTGAAAGCCTATGCCGCGAACAAATGGGGCAAGGAGCTTGACGCCCGCAAGTCCACCAAGTCGCTGATTGACCAGATTGAAGAATTTGAGCGTGACTTGGACGTAATGGTCGGCGTGCCTGAGTAAGATCAAATAGCGCCGGCTTGCCGATAATGGTGCCACTTAGATAGCACCGTGCGGAACTGCGCCGTGGCAACCACCAAATACGTTGATTTGCTGGACGAGGTACTGCCGTATCTGGCCGCCGATCCGTCAAACCCGGTCACGGAGAACGCCATCAAGCGCACCGTGATCGAGTTCTGTGCTGGCAGTTGGATATGGAAGTACCTGCCAGACACCATTACCACGCTCTCCGGCGAATCGTTCTATGACCTTGAGCCGCCAACCGGAGCCGATGTGGCCGTTGTCATGCACGTTGCATTGGACGGCGTGCCGCTGACGCATCGGCCAATTGAATGGTTGGATGTTGAACTGCCCAGGTGGCGCACGACGGCCGGGACGCCCAAATACTTCTCGCAGGTTGATAGCGAGCAGATTGTGCTGGCGCCTGTTCCTGACTATGGCGTCACCAACGGCCTATCAATGACCCTGGCACTGCAACCCAGCCAGTCCGCCACCGGGTTCCCTTCGTGGATCGGCAACCAGTATTTTGAGGATCTGGCCAACGGCGCCATCGCGCGGCTGATGATTATGCCGAACAAGCCGTGGACCGATCTAATCAACGGTGCGGCGCGGCGAGCTGCATTTGAGGCGGGCATGAACAATGCCCGGGCGTCGGCCGTGCGGTCCCTGGCCCGCGCTGAAATTCACACGAAGTCGCATCACTGAGGGCGGCATGGGGACCATTGTTTCAAACACCATCATCGACAAGGCGCAGACGGTCTTGCAGGACGTTTCCGGCGTGCGCTGGAGCGATGCAGAGCTGCTGTCTTGGCTCAACGATGGGCAGCGCAATATCGCGCTGTACAAGCCCAATGTTTACGTCCGCAATGTGCCGTTCTTGTGCGCATCGGGCACGCGGCAATCGTTGCCGGCCGATTGCGTGCAGCTTTTCTCGGTCCCGCGCAACCTCGGGGCCACGGGCGTCACCCCTGGCCGCGCCATCCGCCCGGTCGAGCATGGCATGCTGGACGCAAGGGTGCCGAACTGGCACTCGGCCACTCCGACCGTTGATGTTCAGCACTTCACCTATTCGGTGTTGACCCCCAAGACGTTCTTTGTTTACCCGCCCAACACCGGCACCGGGTACGTGGAATTGTCGTATGGCGCGGAGCCGCCCGACACCACGTTGAACGCGGCAATCTCCGTAGACAACATCTATTCCACGGCGCTGATCGACTACGTGCTGTATCGCGCCTTCAGCAAGGACACCGAGTTTGCGGATAGCGCCCGTGCAACCGGACATTTTCAGTCGTTTGTCGGCGCGATCACTGGCAGGGCACAGGCGGAGGCCGCTGCTAATCCTGATCCCAAAGCCTCTGCCGCCCCCTAGCAACCCAATGTAACAGGAGCAAATCATGCCCGGATTTTCCAAAGCCCTCGCGCAATCCATCTTTGATGCCACCCTGGCCTCGACCCGTTCGAGCCTGAGCGCCAAGCCCGGCGTGTGGATGAGCTTGCACACCGCTGCGCCCGATGACAACAGCGGCGGCAACGAGGCCACCTACTCCGGTTACGCGCGAGTCAACATTGCCAGCTTGATGACCTCAAGCACAACCGGGTCGGCGCCGGAGCAGACGGTACGCGCCACCAACACGGGCGACATTAACTTTCCCGCCTCGACCGGTGCCACGCAGACCGTGACCCATTGGGCGATCTGGTCGGACCAGACGCTCGGCACCAGTGCCTATCTGATGTACTCGGGCTCGCTGTCGTCCAGCCGCAGCGTGCAGTCGGGTGACGTGGTGGTGATTCCTGCCGGCCAACTGTTGATCGATCTGACCTAACCATGGCCGGCCTGTCGAAGTATCTGGCGCTGGCGCTGTTCAACATGGCGCTCAACCCGGTGCGGGCAAGCTTTACGCCCCCCGTCGGGTTGTGGCTGGCGCTGCACACCGCGCCGCCAAGCGACTCCACGTATGGCAGCGAAGCGACTTTCGGCGGGTACGAGCGGCAGCCTCTCAACAGTTTGACGGCGAACCCGTTGCCAGAAACAGCCAACGGCGATGTGGATATTTTCGTCACCAACGGCGCCGAGGTGGTGTTTCCAGAGTCCACCGGGCCGGCCGGGCAGACCATCACGCATTGGGCAATCTGGGACAGCGCGACCGCGGGCGACGGCAACATCCTATTTTCCGGCGCGCTGGGTTCTTCTCGATTGATCTTGACCGGTGACAGCGTGGTTGTGAGCGAGGGCAACATTGCCTTAACCATCAAATGACAATCAATGCGATCAACGGCGGCGCAATCAACGCAGTATCGTTTCCAGGTGCTGAGGCCGGGCTATCGCTAGTTCAATTGATTGGAACGGTCGAAGTCACGTGCTCTATTCCGTCGGTTTCGTTACGCCTTACCGCATTCGCAACGACACAGCCCAGAGCCGCCGGTTCAGCCTCCACGACCAAGCGCACGCAGTTTGATTGCCAGACTTCGGCCAGCGCCTTCACAAGCGCCGCGGCTTTAGTCAACCGCAAGCATGGCGCCTCGGCCGTGGCGGTTTGCACGACAAGCGCGGGAGTAGGGCTAGCCTACCGGTCTGGCGCTACAACGTCGGGCACTGCGCTGGCCTCTGCGAGCAATGATTATTTGTCTGTACCCCGCGGGGCAAGCGCGACTTGCAGCGCCACCGCGCAGACCACCGCAGCCAGAACCCTGGTTTACCGCGATGCAATCACAACGCCATCGGCGTTGCCCGCCGTTACGGCATTCAGAAAAGTGCCAAGTGAGGCCACGGGCAGCGCGTATGTGGCTGGCGTGGCCGGGATCACCTTCAAGAGCAGGCTGATTGCCGCGACCGAGCCGGAAGCATTAACAACGGCGTCAACCCGGTTCAACTTGCGCGCCGGGGCATCCACGGTGCCCGTGGCAACGTCCGTGGTTTCGGCGCGACGCAACCTTAATCTTGCCTTGATAGCGCAATCGGCCGTTGCCACGTGTTTTGACATTGATCCGATCCGACGGATGGTTTTTGCCGCGCCGACACAGGCAAATGCCTTTGCCAATGCCACAATCGCATTGAAATACAGCTTGTCGGGTTCGGCTGTTGCTAGTGCAATTGCGCAATCCGCTGCTTCTGATTTTGCCTCGGCTATGCCGGCCCCATCCGAAAGGCTGATGAAGGTGCCAGCATCCAATCGCCGGATGGAGGTGACGGAGTGATTCTTGACAGGTTTTACAAGCAGCCAGCCGAAACACTGGACTATGACATCGACTTTTCAGAGTTCTTGTCCGAGGCCGACACGATTCTCACCACTGGCAATCCGCCGGTGCCGTCCCCGCTCAACGTGACCGTCACGCCCACCGGCTTGACCCTGGGCCCGACGTTTGTGCTCAACGGCAAGACCGTTAAGCAATGGCTGTCGGGCGGCACGGACGGGGTGAAGTACAAGATCACGCTGACTGTGACCACCAACGCCGGGATCGTAAAGCAAGTTGAGTTTGTGGTTCGCGTAAAGGACGATTGACATGGGAACTTTACAGTTCAAGAACAACGCGAGCACCACGCTCTCGGGGTCGATTAACAACAGCCAGACCTCAATCACCGTTGTGTCGGGCACCGCGTTTCCGGTGCCTGCTGCGGGCGACTACTTCTACGCCACGATGTACGAGGTTTCCGGGCACGATGAAATCAACATCGAGATTGTCAAAGTCACGGCGGTAAGCGGCAACAACTGGACCATCGTGCGCGCGCAGGACGGCACGACCGGGCGGGCGCGGGACGGCATTGCAACCTGCTATATCGAGCAGCGCATGACCGCAGCGTCGGCGCAACAGATGTTGCAAAAAGACAACAACTTGTCAGACCTGCCTACTCCGGCCACGGCGCGCACGAATCTGGGCCTGGGGAGCATGGCCACGCAAGACGCGAGCGCAGTGGCCATCACTGGCGGCACGATTGGCGGAGTCACGATTACCGGAGTGGACTCCACAACAACTATTGCTGACAACGCGGACTCCACAAAGAAAGTGGCGTTTGAGGTGTCTGGCGTCACGACCGGCACCACGCGCACGCTGACAGTTCCCAACGCGAGCGGGACCATTGCCCTGCTGGCCGACCTGACGGCCGGGTATCAGCCCCTCGACTCCGATCTGACTGCCCTTGCCGGGCTTGCTGCCAATGGCCTGATTGCCCGCACTGGAGCCGGGACCGTTAGCGTGAGAAGCATTACCGCGCCTGCCGCTGGGCTTACGGTCAGCAACGGCGACGGGGTTTCGGGCAATCCCACCCTGGCCCTGGCCAACGACTTGGCGGCCGTTGAAGGCATCGCCACCACGGGCTTTGTGCGGCGCACCGGGGTTGATACATGGTCGGCCTCGGCCATTGTCGATGGGGACTTGCCTTCGGCCCTGACCGGCAAGACCTATAACGCGCTGACGCTGGCGGCCAACGCCACCGGCTTTGCGGTGTCTGGCGGCACGACCAGCAAGACACTCACAATCAACAACAGCGTGACCCTGGCCGGCACTGACGGCACCACGATCACGCTGCCGGCCACCACCGGGACCGTGGCGCTGAACAATCAAACGATGTTCATCGGCACGACCAGCGTGGCAATCAACCGCACGTCGGCGTCGCTGTCATTGACGGGGGTAAGCATCGACGGCTCAGCCGGATCTGCGACCACCGCCACCACGGCCACCAAAGCGACCAACTTGGTCGGCGGCAACAACACGACGCTGCTGGGGGCCATCGGGTATCAGTCCAACACCGACACGACGACCCTGCTTTCGCCCAACGTCACGACGACCAAACAGTTTTTGTCGCAGACCGGCACGGGCACCAACGGCGCGGCTCCTGTGTGGAGCGCTGTGGCCAAGGCTGATGTGGGCCTGGGCAACGTCGAAAATACGGCGCTTTCAACCTGGGCGGGCTCCGCCAACATCACCACTCTGGGCACGGTGGCCACCGGAACGTGGAATGCCACGACCATCGGCATTGCCAAGGGCGGCACGGGCGCCACGACGGCGCTGGCTGCTTTTGATGCGCTTTCCCCCGCTACGACGCTAGGCGACCTGATTTACAGCAACGGCACCGACAACGTGCGCTTGGCGGGCAACACGACCACGACGCGCCGTTTCCTGCGTCAGACCGGCACCGGGACCGTATCGGCCGCCCCGGCCTGGGATACTTTGACCGACCCGGACATTCCGTCGGCGCTGACCGGCAAGACTTACAACGCCTTGACCCTGACGGCGGCGGCCACTGGCTTTACGGTGGCGGGCGGCTCAACGAGCAAGACTCTGACCGTCAGCAACACGCTGACCCTAGCCGGCACGGACGGATCGACACTCAACATTGGCGGCGGCGGCACGCTTGGATCGGCGGCGTTTACGGCCAGCACGGCCTACGCCCCGGCCGCAGGCTCGGCCAGCGTGACGACGCTGGGCACAATCACCAGCGGCACTTGGACGGGCAGCGCCATCGGTATCTCCTACGGCGGCACCGGCGCCACCTCGAAGGTCACGGCGTTTGACGCGCTGTCGCCTGCCATCACGCTGGGCGATCTGATCTACAGCGATGGCGTGGACAACGTGCGCCTCGCCGGCAACACCACCACGGCCAAGCGGTTCCTGACGCAAACTGGCACCGGCACGGTATCGGCCGCGCCTGGGTGGAATGCCATTGTGGACGGCGATTTGCCGAGCGCGCTGACTGGCAAGACCTACAACGGCCTGACTCTCACGGCCAACGCCACCGGGTTCCAGATTGCGGGCGGCACAACGGCCAAGACCTTGGCAGTCAGCAACAACCTGACGCTTGCGGGCACGGATGGCTCGACCCTCAATATCGGGAGCGGCGGGACGCTGGGCAGCGCGGCATTCACGGCCTCGACGGCGTATGAACCTGCCATCACCACGCTGACGGTTGCCAAGGGCGGCACTGGCGTGGGCACGCTGACCGGGATTGTGAAGGGCAATGGCACAAGTGCGTTTACCGCCGCGGTCGCCGGCACCGACTTCCCTGGCTTGGCTTTCGCCAACACGTTCACCGCCAATCAGACCTTGGCCGCCAACCTTGTCTTTAGCGGATCAAGCCGGGTCATTCAGGGCGACTTTACCAACGCCACCAACAGCCTTCGCACGGCCTTCCAGTCGAGCACGGCCAACGGCATTACGGTGGTGACGGCCAAGCCCAACGGCACCGCCACAAGCTCCTACTTCATAACCCACAACGCATCGGACGTAGACAACTCGTCCCACATGTACGTAGGCGTGACGGCCTCCCAGGCCCAGCTACGCAGCGACAAAACCGGCACGGGCTCATTCGTGCCATTGGGAATCTATGTCGGCGGTGCAGAGCGGGCCGTGGTGGACACCAGCGGCAATATCACCCCGTCCGTAGACAACGCGCAGACCCTTGGCAGCGCAAGCAAACGCTGGTCGGATGTTCAGACTGCGAGCATTTCTGCGGGGTCTTACAACGGCGGGCAGTTGGCTGGGTCGCGCAACAAGAT